AAAGTTTTAAGTAAAAAGAAAGTAGATGGAGTTTGGTATATTCTTTTACGAGAGGTATAGATATGGCGTATGAAGATATTTATAAAGGATTAACAGAAGAAGAAAAACAAAGAATGATAAAGGATGACATTCCAAAATTTCGAGTTATAGGAGACGCTAATTTATCGGAAGAAGAGTTGGTACAAGCCGAACAAGATTTAAACAAAATAATTAAAAGACTTCGAAAGAGAGCTAAAAACAAAAAATGATAGAAATAAAAGTGCG